CACAATCTCATCGAAATTGTGTTGAGCTCGAGCCGCTCGACTAATTGCTCTCTCGGGACCAGTGAGTCTACTACCCGAGGAGTAACGATTGTAACTAATATGGCCCGTAGGTCCTGATGGTGGACGTGTCAATGACCTTCGACGGGATTCACCAAAGATCAGTTTTTCGATGCCTTGAGAACCCGCCTCAACGACCATGTCTTTCGCAGCGGGTAGTAGTACTTCAAAAAGTACGTACGAAACAGCAGTTTTAGCATCACCAGCAACAAACGTTTCTTTAAACTGCTTGCGAAGCGACTTTCTCCGCCGAACCGCAGTACCTGTAATAACAGGACTAATGTTTTTACCGTCCGGAACACCTTTTTTACTTCTTTCGCTGTTTGGAGGAAAATCAGGAGTGTCCATCCACGTCCTTCATCTAGAAAAACAAAAAGCTAAAGACCCAGTTTTGGGCCCTTAGCTTTAACTTCTACTGCTCGGTTTCGTTATTACCAGACAGCTTTTCCAACAACGGCTTTGCCAACTCGTTTGTCATCTTCTCGATGTGATTCGATGTCTGTTCGACGAGCATCGATCCAAGCACGAAGCTTCCGGTACCCACCACGACCTTCTCGACCGTAGTGATGACCGGAACATTGTTCTTGATGATGCCGCTGACAATCTTACCAACACCAATTCCTGCGACGAGCTGAGTCGCCAACTTCGCAGCTGGGAGATAAGCAGTAAGCATAAATAATGTCTCCTAGTAGTAGGGTTTCATTATACGACAGGTTTACTCTGCGAGAGTTACTTCTCCACGTGCCAGACGTTCGCTGAATATCTTGAACTCCTCGATGGGCATCTCAGCTGCCTGAGCTCGAGTCACAACTTCTGCATCTGGCTTAGGCGGCTGCGGAAGAACTGCCACTTCCTCGACCACCTTGAGATCGACTGCAGCTACCTTGGCGGCCTCTTCGGCCATTCCGGTTGGGATCACGCCGTTGATGAACTCGACGGCAGCGTCCGCATTCGTCACGAGCTCGATGAAGAGTGTCGAATATGCCTCTGTCGACTCGAACTCCTCGCGTAGCTGTTGGTTCTTGATGAATCGCTTACCATCCGCAGACTTCTGTCCATAAGAAGTCAGGAGAATGTTCTTGAACTCGGCGATGATGCTCTTACCGTCTTGTGCAGCAACGATTCTCTGCAACGACTCTGACAAACCGCCTTCGTGGCTCAATTCGAGCTCAACCAGCTCCGCCTTGGAGAGGTGAAAGAAGAAGTCCTCACTGACCTCCTCTCCGTTGAAGTCTTCGTACGTAATTGTCTTCTTGAGCACGCTTACTCCCAATGATTGGTGTAATCCGACAATGGCGGCCTAGAGAAATCGATCGCGATACACGGCCTCTTATCTTCGGTCATCGCTGTCGAGAACTTCACCTCCATCCGGTTGTTCATGTTCCAGCCGACTGAGTCGGTGTACGCCGTAGGTGGCAAACCGATCTCATCGTAGAAATGAGACAGACTGCAAGACATGAAGTGGATCAGCTCGTAGTTGACCGAGTTCTCGGCGCGCTTGATGTCCTCTACTGTGCTATTGAAATATCTCCCCGTGAGCATGTCGTAGCAGAGAACCTGACCGCTTCCCACCATGATCACTTCCTCCGACCTGGGAGGATTGGCGGTGACACGATCCTGAGCGACTTCGTCGCGAACCTTCTCGTCCGCCTTCGGGCCGAGTTTCTCAATGACCTTCTCTTTGTATTCCCCTAGAGCTCGATCCGAAGCTGCCACAGCAACGGTCATTGCTGCGATCTTCTTCGACGTGATCTTGTGCGCGAGAATGATGCTCGAGATGGTTGCAGCACCCACGACAACCGGCGGAACAAACTGAGGCCAAACCATCTGGGCCTTCTCAGTTTTGGACCGCTCGACAATCTCTGTCTCGGGAAACTTCAACTCGTCCAGACGCTCGCGCTTCTCTTTGGCAATGATCTCAGCTGCCTTGAACGATGCGCGACCTGTGAGAACAGCAGTTGCGATCGTGCCAGCAACTCCAAGACCAGTGAGAATCGTAGTGGAGTTTTCATTTGCTAGATACTTCAGCTTACTGACGTGTGGCACCAAGCCGCTCAGCATAGTAACCTCTCAAATATAGAAGGAGCGTCTTCGACGCATCTCACGAACGAAGATCCAGATGAGCCACAACCCACACGTGAGGAATACCATGATGCAGTCTCCGAGAAAACTTAAACACCCGTAATTTCTCGGGGTCACATAAACGTATGGCATGTCACCTCCCAAAAAATAGAGGGCGAGGTAGCTAATCCTTTCGGAACCAGCCATGTCACGAAGGACATGGGAGTCTACCTCTGTTATACACTATGTAATTTCTGCGAGGTTACTTAGGGAAGAAGATCATGAAGAAGCTTAGATGCTATTAGACTTTCTTCTTCGTTGCCAACTAATATAAGTAGACGAAGAGCCTTGATGATCGTATCCTTTTGTTCAGCATCGAGTACATCGGTTGTTGTGGCCGTTCTAAATACGATCCACATTTTAGATCCTTCCCGAGAGTCGTTCAAAATGAAGATCGTTGACGTGCGGGAGATCTCCGAGGATATGCCTTGTCATGGTTTTACCATCGACACCAAGAGCTCGAGCCGCGTCTCCTTGTGTCCGGAAAATATCACCAGTCTCCAAACATTTAACTAGATATCCGGGATGGCCTCGTCCTTCTCTTTCGATAACAGTGACGACGTTCTGTTTAGAAAAAAAAGCGAAAGGACGTATGTTAACTTCGGAAGCGGCAAAGCCTGCGACCGTACGTCCTCTCACTATATAACAGGTAATTCCTGCGACTACAACAACCGACCCTGTGATGTACCTTTCTCTATTTCTCGAAATATGCGCCTTAACTTGGTCGATCATGATAATCCTTTCTATAGAGTATAATCCTTTGATAAGGGCCTGCGGAGCGTTGATAAGCGGCGCGGTTTTTTCGGGGCGCCAACCCGCGAGTAGAACTGTGCACGCTCTACTACCAGTATAGCTTATTTCACGCCACGTCCTCCCGTACAGGAGTAGACGGTTTGTGCCACAGAGTGTACGCCCCGTGGTTTTGTCGCCTCACAATGACACAGGCCCTTACCGAAGGATTACACAAAAGAAAAAGAGAAGTCTGGTATAGGCTTGGGTCAGTACAATCACTAGCCCAAGCTGGTGCCTTACAATCAAGACTCCGACTCCTCTCATTATATCCCATGTAATTCTCGCGAATAGAAACAAAAAGAGAAAGTCCGGGGAGGACTCTCTCTTAACCAACTAGGCAACCTTGCGAGAGAACTTCCGCTTCATGCCCTTGTAGGCCTTGGTCGTGACGTACACGCCACCAATGATGGCAGCATACACGACGACCTCGGTCGCAACGGACTGAACGGTCGGGTTCTTAAACACAATTTCTCCTTATTGTAGGTTTCATTATACGCCGTGTTTTTTGTGCGAGAAAAATATGAGAAGGAGGCAGCCGTAAGATTCCCCTCTCTTAGGCGCCACCCTTCTCATTATACGCGATGTAATATCTGCGAATTGGAGCGAAATTTCCCCCCGGGGATTTTTTAGATTTGCGAAAAAAATATGAAAGGCCGCGTTTGCGGCCCTCCATACGACTCTCTTGGTCACTTTGTTATCTTGGGCGCATGATGAAGCCCAACGCTTTCGACGAGATCACGTTCACATGCTCATGCTTGAGGATCAAGATGATCCCAACGAGATTCGCAGCAACAGTGAGCATCGTATCCTTGCTCACAGACGCTGGCTTTTCTTTATCCAGCATCTTGTGTAATCTCTCAACGAGACTCAGCGTCTTTGCGTACTCTTCGTTGGTGATCGTCTCAGCCTTCAAGTGAATAAGCGCACGATCGAGTTCTACTTCGATTAAACGTTGATTATTCGACTGCTCCCTAGAATTGAACATAGTCCTCCTAAGTAGAGTTCATTATAGTAAATGTTTCATCTGCGATCAGAACTCTCCTCCAAAGGCTTGACTTTAAAGATCAATTCGTTCTTGAATTCCATCATTTCTGGGTCATCATGGAGTTCGAGAGAATATATGATCTTATCATCATCTTTTATTATCAATAGATCTCCGTCATAACCTGATCGATCAACTAACCATTTTCTTAGAATGAAACCTATGAATACTCCGAAATAAAATACTCCTATGACGATTATGATTTCCACCGCGGTTGTCATTTATCAACCAATCATGGTCACGGTAGGATATGCCTTTTCTCCAGCAGCATCCTGAGACCGAATATACTCGGTGATTCTAGCCGACTGAACCACTCCAGTATTTCCTTCCACCTCAATAACATCTCCGAGGTTGTAGTGAATGCCGTACTGGAACTGGTTATCAGGCACAATCTCTCCATCCACGGACTTGATGAAGTGATTGTTAGTGAGCTCATCAAGGGCTCGGCTATTCAAGATGTTTACGAGGCTTTGAGAGTTTCCTGCGACCATGTCGGTTGTGATGTCGTCGGCAAAGATCATCATGGCGCGTAGATCGAACCCTGTATACTGCGGCCCCGACAAACTGGCCACACCAGGCGTGGTTATCAGAGGTTTGATGTCTGAGTTGTCAGGAGCAAATGAATATACAAGAGTTTTCATCTCCTTGATGGATTGAAGCTCCTTAATATCTGTAAAAGAATCCATCTGGGGAGAGAAGCGAACGACAGGATTCTCTGATTGTCCACTGGTACGATCGACGCCCTTGTAACTACGAAATCCGAGAGTAAACGCGATATCACTGACTGAATCCAGCGTGATTTGCATCCCGATCTCGTATGTGGAAGCGATCTCCTTCAAAGCCTTGTAGACCGGTCCGTATGGCACACCAACCTTGACGACAGGGCCTGATTGATCATACGCCCTGAGACCCAATCCTGGAATAACCAGTGCCTGAGGATTGGCGATACCCGTAGGATTGGTTCCGTTCAAATATGGACTGCCCTGACAGCACATGTAGTAGACAATAGCCCAAAGAGTCCAACCCGCAGTCCCGCTCTCGAGATACCAGTACTTATCTTCGTGTAGAGCTGACGTCCGAACAAATCTGTTGTCCAGCCACGGTAGGATGGAGATCCCGGTGACCTTCAACTTGCCTTTCTCGATGTTGAACGTCTCAAGGATCATGATCTCATCGGACGAATCGAGACCTACGAAAGTTCCTGGGGCCAGCTTCTGGAACATCTCTATCGTTGCCGGAACCACCAACTCAATCGCACTATCGCCGTAATATCGCTCAGTCCATATGATCGAGTCATATCCATCGATGATATTTTGCTTGAGGAAGCTGCGATCCAGCGTATACGGTTCCATTAGAGCCCTCCGAAGCGCTCAAAATATGTGAGCTCCCAATCCTGTGCTCCCTGATCCGTAATGACAAGAAATTCGTTCTCGCCAGGCTGAAGTGTCGGCCACGCTGATCCTTCTTGAATACTCACCTTGGAGAGAAGGTTCGTGATAACACCGCTGCCGATCCCAACGTTCTGAACGAACTTCCGCATGGGAATAGAGCTCAGTTCGAAGTACATTGAGGGATCTACCGTAGCATCTACGCCAAACGACGTGATCGACGGATCTCCAAGCTGAACGACGATTGCCGTAGGATTTGGGGCAGTAACCGCGGTGACTTTGACGTTGATACCTGCTTCGATCGTTCCCCCATAATCGACGACGACAACGTCTCCTCCCGGTCGAACGGTTTGGCCTGTAATGACGGTTGCCTCGAGAGCGGTGAAATATGGATCTGGACAGATGATTGAGACTTGAAGCTCTGGATCTTTGCTAAACATGTTGACGATAACGCCCTCGACAATTCCTGAGATTTCCACGGGAATCATGTCGTCGCTATAAAAGACAAGCTTCGTGGGGCGCTTCGGCATGAAATATGCATAGATAAGTCTTCGAAGACTCTCATACGTCCAGTTGTCGTAATCTGGATTCGGATGCAGTGTAAGGACGATGTTCCGGTTTGTCAGACTGCTACCTACGTAGGATGCCCCATCGACAGAACCGTAGGGCGATGTGTTAACAGACGCCTTGACTGGATCTAATCCGCTAATGTTTCGAACCTGGATCAAGTCTGTCTCGGCTCTGCTACCGTTTAGGGGCATCACAGGCGCTGAACGCCATGAACTGAATGCTTTGACTTCTGTTAGCACGGCTTTCAGACCTTTCTGGCCCCCCGAAGGGGGCCGTAGCAGGTTAAGTAAGAGCGAGTGCAGACTTGAGTTGTGACAACTGGTTCTTTGTCTGTCTGTAGATCTCGATTTCCGTCAAGGCCTCCGGCGAATAGTTGTTCTGCTCGAACTTCACCGTTGGTCCAAGAGCGCTTGACGGTTCTTCCTCAGTCTGGGCCGCAGCGGCCTGCTCCGCAGAGATCATTGATGCCTGTCCGTATGAGGTGGCTGCGGTAATTGGTGTCACCTTGGTAAGGGCGCCCAATTCACCAGCTTGAGCTCGAACCAGCGTAAGATCTAGTACGGGCGTGATGACCGGATTGGGATTCAATTCGCTCGTCACAACGTCCGAGATCTTACTCATAGAACTCTTCATTGCATCCATCGCGGCCGTAGCTGCGACATCTGCTGCATCGGCCACTATGTGTGCTGACTTAGTGATTCCCTGAGCAAGACCCTCCACAACATACACGCCGATTTCCGCCATCACCTGAGACGGAGACTTGATCTTCAGTCTTGCCCTGAAAGCACGGTTGATTTCATCGGCCATGGCTTCCACTTGGGCTCTAAGCTCATCCATCTGAGACTTCAACCCATTGACAAGACCCTGAGCAGCCAGAACACCGGCGTCCTTCAGGTTATGTCCTGCCTGATTACCGAGTTTCTTAGCTTCAGCTGTAAGCTGCGTATCAAGCTTGTTAAGACCCTGAACCGCAGTCTTGCCGCCAGAAAGCAATGCCGTAGCAAACTCCTGGTCGGCAGTACCCTCTTCGAGAAGCTTCTGATACGTCGCATCATCCAAACCAAGCTTTCTCAGTTGCTCAAGCGTGGTCTTGTATGCTCCGACAGCAGCGGTCTGGTCCTTGAGAGCCTGCAAATATGCGGCCAATTGCTCCTGCCCAGTACCTTCACCTTCAGTAAGAGAAGGCAAGGTAGAGTACTGGTCAACATAACCCTTGATTGTTGAAGCTCTCTCTTCCTTGGCCGCCTTCAATTTATCTCGAGCAGCCGACAGCTTCTCACTGATATTGTTGTACTCGGTGACAAGACCAATCAGTTCTGTTTTCTCATTTCTGAGTTCCTGAGTCAGGGCCTTGTGTCCAGCAATTGAGCTCGCCAAGATCTGTTGATTCTCAGCAATGACCTTCTGAGCAGCCTTGATTGCTTCAGCATCAGGCTTCTTGGCGTCTCGCAGTTCATCAAGCTTCTTCTGCTCGGATATGATCGTCTCTCGAGCAGTGCTCATCGCTTCAAGAAGCTTGTCGTTCAGCTCTTTCCAAACGGTGTTGATACTTTCCTTGGACTCTCTCAGACCCTGAGCAAAGCCTTCTCCGACGTACTGACCAATCTCAATCATGACTTTGGACGGAGAATATGTTTGGAAGGTCTCGGCAAACTTCCCAATGACCAGACGGCTCATTTCTTCAGCAGCTGTAATAGGAGCCTTACCGTTCTGAGAAATACCCTTGAACAAGCCATCCATAATCGCTTTACCAATATCAGTCGTCACCTTTGAGGGAGAGCTGATACCGGGAATCTTGTGCATGATGCTCATAGCCTTGCTCATAATTCCTTCAATTTGACTGTACAAGGCCCCGGCTTTACTGACCAAACCACCGGTCATACCGTCGACAATAGCGATGCCGACTCGGAAACCAGCAGCTCTCATTTCACCAGAATGAGCATTGATGGCGTTTGCAACGCCGTTCAAGAAGTAGACAATTGCCTTCATGCCTTCATCTATGAGTTTGACCGAGCTTCTAGAGATCTGATTGATGAACTTCGAAATCGCGTCAACCGCTGCAGCGACAATTCTGCTACCAGCATCTCCAATACCTGTGATTAGCTTCACGACGATGTCGGTACCTGCTTTGACCACGTCGCCGATACGACTGGCAATGGCCTGCAGGAATCGGGTAAGCAGAGTAATTCCTGCCGTTGCGATCTGTGCGAGGTTGGCTGTCACCGCACTTACAAATCTGGTAATGATCTGAAGTACGGCGGTGGGGATCTGTGTAATGGCACTCAGAATACCCGTGACGAGTTTCGTGAGGATCTGAACGCCTGCTGTGACAATACGAGCGTAGTTATTGGCAAGAGTTTGCAGGAACTGGATAATGATGTTCGTCACCGAGGTAACAAGTGCCGGAAGGTTGTTCTTGATACCGTTCAACAATGCCAAGATCAAATTAAAGCCTGCCTGAATAATCTTTCCCTGATTCTGAGCAATGACCGATAGAGCCAGCTCGATCAGGGCATTAAACGCTTCGGCAATCTTGGGTGACATCTTGATAATGGCATCCAAGAGACTCCCGAGGATCTTGACAATGGCGTCGACAAACTGTGGAGCAACCGCAGCAAACGCCTTGGCAATCTCCAAGATCCCAAGGACAAGCAACTTAGCGTTCTCG